GCTCCTTCTTGTTTTATGTCTCCAAATTTTTCAAATTTTAGAGAGTTAGAAAGTAGCATTGAAACACCTCCCATCACAAGCGTCAAACCCGCCAATATTAAACCGGGATTACCAAAAGCCCCCACGATAATCAATATAACTCCGAGGGCTATTAACAACCCCCCCATTGCGTCTTTATCTGCCCCTTCAATAATCGGTATTATATCAATTGATTTGAGATTATCGTTTTCCATTACGATTTCTGTTTTTAAAATTTCTTCTTTGTTTTGCTGTGTAATTCTTTTTCCTTTAACAAGTTGGCTGTTTAGTTTAAATGTATATTCTGCCCCCTCCTTATCTTTTTGTAACAGGTAGCGATAAAGTTTATTTTTTGTTAGTATATTTATAGCATGAATAGCTTCGCGCACGCTTTTGACAGCGAGCTTCCATTCTTTGCCAATAGCTTCGCCAAGATGACCATGTAAATTAATTGCAACTATGTTTTCCATAACGCGTTATGTCTCACTATATAAGCTATGTCTTTAATTAATTTGGAAGATAAGAACTCTACTGTAGATAATTTTTTCGCTGGGTGGTGTAAAATCAGACCGTTACCTAGAAAAACAGCCCCATGTGATGGAAAGCTAGCATCATAACCAAACATCAAAATTACATCGTTAGGCTGTAATTTAGAATACTCAAAATCTTTTCCTGCCATTACTATACTAAAGCTTTCCTTGTCTAAATTTTTAATCCATATTGATGGAGACGTTCTAAACCATTTAGAATCTCTTTTGTAATCACTTAATTTAATATTCAATTCTTTAGAAAAATAATCTTGTAATAAAGAATAACAATCAGAAACCCCAATTTGAAAAGCTCTTCCAATGTATTTAGCTTTATTATAATCGTCAAGTAAATAAAATTGATTCCTAGCTGTATTGTAAATTAAAGAAAAAAGTCGATGGATACGAATGTTTTTTAAATCAAGCTCAGAAAAAACCCCAGCCGTATCTAAAGAATTATGCGAATGATAATAACCAATTATTTTTCCGCTGGTTTCGGCTATCAACAAGGAATTTGCATCAATTTTAAAAGAATGTTTTTTATCATATGGAGATGCGTTTTTAGATGGGAGTCTTTTGGTTCCATCCTTAGTTGAAATAAAGAGACCACAACATTCTTCGGGCGTGGTTGTTTCTGCGTGGTTTTTCACTTCTTCTAATAAAATTTCGTTAAGCTGTTCCATATTTGCCTACCGTTGGAAATCCCCCAAATGGTAAATAGCTATTCGAGGAAGATAGCCATCTTAATCGACACCCTTGTTCGGTTTTAGAACACAATTCTTCGGCCCAATAAGTTGTATCTGGTGGCGCAATGCCTTGTTCGTTTGTTGTTTTTGCTACATAGTAATAGTTTATTCCGTTTTTTGTAATATAGACGAAGTCTCCGACAGAATATTTTGCGTGTTTATCAAATTTTTGTTTATCTGTCAAAACTTCAGTGCCAACTTCTCCGGTGATTGGTAAGTCTAGCGATGTTGCCACTGGTGGAGCAACATTAGGCAAACAATTACTGCCACAATTTTCGAAAACGGCTGGATTAACATCATACTTGGCTCTATATTCGTAATGACATCCTGCGCCCCTATATTGCCACATGCATCTTTGACAGCTAACTAATCTTGCGGGTAGTTGAACCCCATCAACTTCTAAGAGAGAGCCTAATTCATATTCAATGACATATTTGTTTTCGTTTGATTTTCTTTGAATATAGAAAATGTCATCAGGGAACTGAACCGTCCAATCTTCTCCAGCAGAAAGGTCATAATCATATTCAATTTGAGATTGACCTACGGGAGTAGAATAAAAGTTTTCATTATCTAAATATTTTACCAGCGTTCGTCTTCGAGTAACTTTTGCCCCGACCAAATCTCCCAATTTTCTTAACGTTTCTTTAAGTTGTGTTAAAGCAAGAACCCCATCATCGCTGACGGATAAAGAGAGAACTGGATTAGCTGCGGTTCCCTTGGCGTTAAGGTCAAAGCCTTCCGCTTTAATTGGCGCAGCGACATAAGATTCCCCTTTCCAAATAATTGTAGAGTTAAATAAAGACAAACAATTATGAAATTTAAATATAGCTGAACTAAAACTTAAATCCACATCCATATCTTCAACAATTTGCGAAGCGTCTATTTCAAATAGCGTAACTATCGCGCCGGGATTTAACGACATTACTTCAGCATTAAGTTTTTTAATACCTTCTTGGGCTTCTGCTGTTGTAATCATTATGCGGGAACCTCCTCGAATCTTGCTTTGATGGAAAAGTTATCAACAAAAACCTGATTGTGCTCCCACGTTCTACAAACAAAAAGCTTTTGTGTGTCATAGGGAGCCAATGGGGTATACATAAAGGGTTCATGTGCTGCTCTTTGAAATAAAAAATGTAGAATTGCGGTGGCTTCACTCAGTTTTCTATTATCAAACGAGTAATCAATCATTAACAAGCTTGTATTTATCCCGTCTGGCACCCTTTGTTCATAACCATCTCCGAATTTTACGGTCTTTACTTTGGGTTCTTGTCTAACTGTTAAGCCATAAGAGGGAACCCAAAGAAAGTGTGGATAAACCACGCTCTGATTTGCTACAATACCGCCCCAATTTCCATTATTGTAATCCGAACTGATATCAGCCGAAGTAGAGTGATGGTCCTTTAAACAATAAAAATAATAATCAGAGGCTTCTCCAGCGTAAGTGAGTTCACTGATGACTACGTCATTTACTACATAGTCATAATTGCTTTGCCAAGCATCGGTAGAATAAATCGACATACCTTATACCTATATGAATATTTACACATTCCTTTAAAACCTTGGTGTAAATTTATATGATAAGATTATGGCAAGGCAACCAATGATTTTCAAAAATTCCCTGACCAACTACCGAATTGGAAGGGAAAACAAGCGGCTTTTTTTAAATAACGAGGAAATAATAGGGGCGCAAAATGTTCAGATAGACATTACATCTCCTTTTGCACCCGTCCCACATCTCGGAATGAATTCGGCGTCAACTGTGCTTCGCGGTAATCCCAATGGAACTGTTATAATTCAATCTTTATTGGTTAATAAAGACTGTTTTGTCGGTTTTACAGGTAGTGTGCCCTGTACGGGATTTCTTCTCGACTCAAGTTTAACTGAATTTTTTGACGCAAGAGGCAGGTCACATATTAGTTTTTCCCCCACTTATATGACGAATTATTCTTGTAGATATAATGACGGGAATATCCCAGAAATTACGGCAAATTTTACAGCTTTTGAAAGTCTTGGGATGTTAAATTGGGACGATATTACTACGTTTATTAATAGCACGGGCATAACCGATAGCGACCCGTCTTATACTTTAAAAATACCGTCTCGAAGTTCTATAAATTTGACGCTAGATACATATAATACAAATAGAGTTGAAAATTTTGAAATCTCAATTCAAACAAATCGCAATCCTAAATTTAGAATGGGTTATTTTAAGCCCTATGAGGTCCTTACGGTTCCTCCAATAAATATAAGTTGTAGCTTTGGTTTTCTTGTCGGGGAATATGAACAAAAGAATCTCGAAAGTTTGTGGTGGAACAAATATACAAAAAGTTTGTCATTAACAATTAATGACCATATAACTTCTGAATTGATTTCTTCATATTCATTCAGTAATCTTGATGTAACAGCTTATGGTTTAGGTTTTAATACTGCGAATGACGCCGTACTTACATTACAGCTACAGGGATGTATCAATCTGTAGTGTAATAATATAAAGGTAAAAGGCAATGATTTTTTTTGAAAAATGTGATGTCCTTATCAATGGAACTGGTATTCTTGCGGAATCTGCTTCTCTTTCGGTGGATACTCCTTTTGCGTCAGTTGATGTTTTAGGGACACATTTTTCACAAGGTTATGTAAATCTTGGTAATTTACAAAATTCCGTAGAACTCAGTTACTTTTTAGAGACTACCAAAGAGCCCAATCGTCTTATTTTAAATCAAATTAAGGAAAACAGACTTGTTGTTCCTACCACGACTTTAACAATTGGGGGTCTTTCCGGTTCCTTTTATTTAGATACTTACAGAGTTCAAGTTGTTGAGCATCAACCTGTTATGGTTACAGTTTCTTATGTGGGTTTCGTTCCCATTTCTGGTTCACTAACAAATTCTACTAATCAAACATTATATACAACGGGTTTCCACACAGGAATAGCGAATTATTATTCAACAACAGCTACGTTAAAATATATTAATCCTACGGACCCTTCTAATATTTATTCGGTTTTACTTGACTCGACAAATTTCGAAAGCTGTTCTTATAATTTTAAGAATAATTTACAACCAATTTATGCGATAGGTTCTTTGTATCCAATTGATATTAAACAAATGGCGGCAGAAGAAACGGTTGAAATTATTCATGATAATTGGGTACACGCTAGCGCTCTTGGAACTAGTCCTGCTACCGCTTTAAATATTTCAATTCCAGATGTTGTCGTTAACGGAACAAAGCTCCCTGAAATAGCTATTAGATTCGGAGTTGCTAGCACTTCGCATGTTTTTAGATTTGCTGGCGATGACTATTTGACAAGTCGTTTTGGCGACAATTTACCCAATTTAATAATTTCAAGTGGGGTAGTCCGTTCAAATAGATTGATAGCGATAGTGAATGACTCAATAAAAGTCAATACTACAATAGTTAGATATTATTAATATGGCTTACTCTTTTAAAGAAATTCCGGTAAGGTTAAACAATGATTCAATTTGGGTATCAACCGCCCAAATCTCAATGAAAAATCAGCTTGTTCCCGTGTATAAAGCCAACGAAATAATGTCGAATAATTTTAATTATACTGATGGATACTACGGAACTATTCGATTAGATTATTACTTAACTGGACTCGACCCTCTTACAAACTATATAGTTAGGGATGAATCACAAATAATATCTATCGATATTGGTGGATTAAATATTAATAGTGGGTATCTTTCTAACTATAGTTTTCGAGCAACTCCCAACGCTCCCATTGCAATAAATTGTGAAATTTTATTTTTTGAAAGTCTTAAGGGCTCAATAACCTCCACTGGAACTAGTACGAGAAGTGATAGTTTTTCAAAAGCGTTAATGTCTTCGTCAATAAATATAGTAAATTTAATGGGTTTAAGCAGCACCACAAATTTTACACAACTAACTTGGAATTATTCTGCCGATATAAAACCAGAATATTACGCAAGAACGAATATCTACGATTTACAACCCGATAGAGTTATAGTTGGAACAAGACAATTTGAAGTTCAATTTACAACCCTT